ATTAAGCGCAACAAAAAAGTAGGGGGGGGTTTCAGATTTTTGCCCCTCCCACCTCTTAAAATAATTTGGCGCTCTCAAAATATTTTAGCTGTGACTCTGTGAATGCTTGTGTTCCTTAGCGTTGTGATGAGTATCGCACATTGATGTGAGATTGTCAAGGTCTAAACGGTGTTCCCACCCTCCAATTGGGTCACGTAATTCAATTTTATGATCCACAATAGTAGCTTTCCGCATTAAGCCTTCCTCTAGGCATGGCTCACATAGTGGGTTGAGTAGGAGCTTATGCCTTCGTAACTTACGCCATGCACTCGTGTGATAGAAGCGTGAGTACTTACTATTGTCATTGTTATAGCGCACATGCTTATTGTATTGCTTATTGTTCATACCCTTGTGTTCGTCACAATAGATCTCTTTAATACCACAGCGGTTACGACAAGTAGCTACCCTACATATACGATTCATATACCCTACATTCCTTTCCTATATAATAGAATAAACCAGTGAGGTTAGTCACTGGTTATACTTATTGATTAGATAGTATGTTGTTGCTACCATTGAAGCACATACTAATAATGTGAAGAGTATTGTTGCTATTCCTCCATAGGTAGTCACAATATAGATTACCATTGTTGATAGGATACCTATCACTCCAATAGTTAACAAGACTGTTACTAATTCTAACATTACTTATCCTCCTCATAGATGTTATACTCTTCTAACTCTCCTAATGGTTTGACTACACCATTGTCCATTGAGTGTTGGATCAAGTCTTGTCCTGCTTGCTTTAGTTCTGCATTACATTTATCACAGTACTTATCTGTTGCATTACGATAGTTGTTACACTCTGGATTGCTACATGGCATGTATGGCATGCTTACACCTCCTCTACTAATACGCTGTCTAGTTGTGCCTTCATATCACGTACCTTATTCTCTTGCCAAGCTAACTCTTCAAGTGATGCCTCATATAATCTGGTTACATATTGTAAGTGTTGTTCTTCTAACTCTAAGGTTGAGATATTCTTAGCTGTCTCCTTTAACTCTTCTTCTGTCATTGGTTGATAGTATTTAGCGAATGTCATAACTTACACACTCCTTTACAATATATCCTTGTTCTCTTAATCGTTGTACCATATCTTGAGGTTCTACATTAGTAGTAGATTGTTTAGCTTCTAACTCACGATACAACTTAACCAGTTCAGTCTTTGTCATTTGTAATAATTGTTTGTCAGTGTATTGTTTCATTATTATACCTCCATTGTCATTAGTTCAGTGATATCTTTTAACACGCTAAGTCCTACATTAATTACATACGTCCATGCGAAGAAGCCAGTCATGATTGATTCAAAGGTCATATCCGCTCTCCATAATAGTGCTACTAAGTCAATACCCATTCTAGTTCCTACTAACCACATGGCTGTTAAATCAATTGCGATAAAAACTACTTTACTAAAGATATTCATTTCATTTAAATTCCTCCTTTATTGTTTACTACTATAGTATAGCACACTTTCCCTTACTTGTGTTGATGATACACTTAACCAGTTGGTTCATAAAACGTGTACCTTGGTTCATTCATTGTTCATAAAAAGTACACGTTTTGAAATTGCGCTACTCTTACTCTCCCAAGGGTTACAGCGATTTGGTACACAAGGTTCATATTTATATTATAAAACACATGTAAAATATATTAGTATGTAGATACTAGAGAAATTCCACTGGTTAAGTAGAAATAGAAGTTGTTGAGAATTTTTGTGTACAACGGAACTTTTTTTAAAAACACTACTCAAAGTACTGATACATAAGGATTCTTATGGGATATAAATAACACTAAAACATGAACCTCATTATGAACCAAGTTCATGTTTTTATGAACCAGAATCATTTTAGTCTTTTTTCATTGACAATGGTCTCTGATCATGCTATAGTTAAGTCATAAGATAAAGAGGAGGAATGTAGAAGTGATTTACTTAGATTATAGGGAATTCATTGAGGTTACAAATGATGAGAATAATTGGTAAATTCAAAATGGTTGACATGAATAAATTTTATAGATATAATAAAATACATGAAAGATCATTTATTGGAATAAAACTACTTGACAAATAAAAGGTCCTACATTATAATTTAGAAAAGAGGAGGAAACAAAATGAGTGAGAAAAAAGCAGCAGTAAAATCGTTTTTTGTAGCATTGGCTTGGGTGATAGTTACATTTGGGATTATATTCCTAGTAAACTGGGGTTTTGCAGTAAATGAGCTTGTCACCGCAAGTATTATACTATTCATGATGATTTTTGGCATAGCATGGCTTTTACTATTCGTACACTACGCAACTAAATAAGGAGGAAATAAAATGATTAAAGAGACGTATTACAGCTTCAAAGTTGCATATGATGAAGGTTATCAAATGGCAAACAAAAACTTCAATGTGAAAGCAGATAGTCTAGAGCTAGCATATGATAAAGTAATAGATCTCGCTTCACAAAAACTTGATCTCAATAGAGTTAGTTTCATTGAATACGAGGGTAAAGACACTTTTGAATTATATAATTAGGAGGAAAACAAAAATGACACATGAAGAATATGAAGAATATGAAGAATATGAAGAATATGAAGAATATGAAGAATTAAATGACTTGATGGATAGTATCTATGATATCTTTTATGATAAAGCGGAACAGATTAAGGAATCAGGCAACGTATCAGAGTTTTTGAAATTGAAAGATTGGGTAAACCAAACACATGAGGAAATGAAATCATGGTCTGTAGGTTTCAACGCAGAAGATACGGTACTAAAAGAAATAGGGCACGATTTCAACAACTTACTAAACGAACTAGATAATATGATTAAAGAAAATTAAATAAATCAATGTAGAAAGGGGCTTGCACAAAGTCCTTTTCTATGCTATTATATGTACATAAAGATGAGGGAGGATATAAAATGGACTTAACACTAGTTAACAATGAAATACGTGACGCACGTGAGGAAAAGGATAATCAATATAAAGAGGAATTAAAAAATAAAGGAATGCTAACAGTTGCATTCACTAAGGATGCTGAACCACTTACTAATGCAATTATGAAGACAGAAAAAGGGTATCAATTAAACCAAACATTATTTGCACATAATTTTTTAAATATGTTTTCATTGTATGCGCACCCTAGTCTAGGCGGACAATGGCTATATGATGAGGAAACTGGCCTATGGAATGATCTAGACTTACCAAAAGATGAGTATGCTAGTGGTATATACCAACAATTAGTCAAACCATTATTCTACGATGTACTTATGGAAATGGATAATGACGGTAGGTTAGCTAAAGCCCTACAAAGCGTATCTGTTGAGATTGCCAACACAACAAAAGCACAAGGGTTAGGTACAGGATTGGGTGCTTATAAGAACGATGGTTTAGTACTATTTAATGATGGTAGAGTCTACGACTTTGATTTGAAGCGTGTACGTGAGGTAAAGAAAACGGATTACATGACAAAGCGCTTTGACTATCCAATCATTGAAAATGAAGATGGTGGACTAATCAAAGAATGGCTTGATTTTGTATTAGAAGACTCAGCACCTGCTTTTTATGAGTATATTGGGAGTGCATTCATTCAACGTCCAATCTACAACGTGTTTGCCTTTGCTGTCAATGGTCTCCTAGATGAAAATACCGCTTCAAATGGTGGTAATGGTAAGTCTGAGGTGCTAGGTTTTTTACAAAATAAAGTGTTTGGGATTGGAAATACAAGCTCACTACCATTACAAGACTTAATACAAGCAGATGATAAAAAGATTATCAACTTATATCAAAAGTTTTTGAATATTGACGCAGAGACACCAGAGACATTTATCAACGATACAAGCAAGCTAAAAGGATTGACAGGTACAGGAGCTAGAACGGTGGATCGCAAGTATAAAACCTCAATCACAATGGAGAATAGAGCAAAATTATTATTCGCAACAAATAGCGTACCACAATTTCGTGATGATAGTTCTGCTATGGAGCGCCGTTTAATGATTATCCCATTTAATCGTGACTTTAAAGGTAAAGATGCGGAAGCAGGACGTAAATATTATACAAAAGAATTAAGAGACTTACGTGCAAGCACTGAGGAACTAGGTAAGTTTGCATACTATTGCCTGAAACGATTTGAGGAATTATATAGTAAAAAGGGTGCTAGTGCAAACAATCCATTTTCAATGAGTGATACAGCGTTGCGATTACGAGACAAAACAATCTCAGAGAATAACCCTGCACTATACTTTATCAATGAGTGTCCATATGTTGAACTCACAAACGATGATAATGATATGGTACACCAAGGTTTATTATATGCAATGTACAAAGCAAGCAATAAAGAGGACATGAAAAAACTGGTTTCAAAACAGGTATTTAAAAAATATCTTGCTGAACACATTAAGAACGGTGATAAAACAGTTAAAAATACAACTGAACGGAATTTAGGTGCAACACATGCAAGAGTGTATACAGGCATTAGACTTGTTAAGCCAAGTTATGAGGATATTGAGAACGAAATTTATTTAGAACCATTATTGAAACATTACGCTAAAAGTGATGAGGTTAATATTTTAGATATTTTACCAATTGGAGGAGAATAATAATGACAGAATACACGATTTACACAACAAACGATTCAGAACCATTTATTGTGAATACTGATGAGGACTTACAGGAATATTTTAAAACATGTCTGACAAACATGATTCCATATATGGAAATAAAACACACTAAAAAATTAATGAGTGGTGTATTTAATTATGATGTAGTACTGAACGTAGATCAGATTGTCTCAATCAGTACTCGTGAAAAATTAGAATAATTTTTAAAAGAAAGTTGACCAAAAGCGTTGACTTTCTTTTTTTATCATGGTATTATAAGTTCATAAGAGAGAGGGAGGAATTACAATGATGAAACGATACGAAGCAATTTATAACGGTTATAGAATTATATTAAGAGCGAAATCGCTAGAGGTAGCAACTGAGATTGCTAAAAAAGAATTTATGAAATCAATGAGAATGACACGTTGGCAAGAAATGTATTTTAGTATCAAGGAGGTAGCAAAATGACACACAACGAACAAGTAGAAATGGAAATTACACAATCATTGAAAGAAAGTGTTATGTACTATATTGAGTCACTTAATAATAGAGGATATGATGGTATAGCAATTTTCAACGACAGTATCTACCATAACTATAACGATTTATTAAAAGATAGAATAAACATTGAAGATCTAAGAGAAGCTGTTAGCTATCTAACTGGTTTTCAAACCTCACTATTATATTCACACAAATATAAGAAATAAGGGTTGACAAACGTCACCCTTTCCACTATAGTAAGTATATAAACAACTAGGAGGAATTAAAATGAAATTCATTAAATTAGAAAATGATAGAGGTATATCAAGTTACTATAATCCAATGTTTATTACATCAGTTAAGGAAGGTCTTACACTAACGCAAGTAAATATCTACGGTCTTGACTATCCACTATACTACAAGGGATCATACGAAGAACTAGTAAAAGAAAGTAAAGGAGAATAAAAATGACGATCACAATGGCAAGCTTGATTTTCGTAGGTGCAGTACTAACATTCGCAGGACTACTCATTAAATACTTAGAGGATGGAGGCTATTAATATGTATGAAAAACTGATTGATATCTTAGGTAGTGAAATAAACTTGGAGGTATCAGAAGATCAAATTAAAATGGAATGTTTAGATAGGTGGCGTGACGTGACAGTCATGACCTTATCAATTGAAGATGCAAAAAGGCTAAGAAACTACTTGACAGAGGCAATAAATTTTGCTACACTAAATAAGGAGGAGTAATGATGTTAGATATTGAAATTTTACTATACATGGGTGGAGAAGGCAACCAGTGGTTAACATATAAAGATATATCAAAATACACTTTTACAGATGAGTTTTTAATTTTGGAAAGAGGTACTTTCCTACAAGGTTTAATACTTACCCACATTCCAAAAGAACAAATTTTATTAATGGAGGTATTCAAGTAGGATGAAAGAATCACAGTTCAGTAAAGAAGTCGTTAAATACCTAAAAGAGAAGGGTGCTTTAGTTAACGTAAATACAGCTAATATGTTTGATCGTGTTGGGCGTTCTGATATTGAAGCCTGTTATAAAGGGCGTTTCATTGCATTAGAATTGAAGGTAGGTAACTACCAACCAGACCCATTACAAATTAGTTACTTACAAAAAGTGCGTGATACCCATGGCTTTGGTTTACTATTGAGAGATACCCTACACGATTTAATGGTATTATTATCCTGTATTGACAATGGAATTGAAGGACAATATGAGCAACCAGACCTACCAAAAATAGAGATTGGTGGTATTGAGTATGATTAAACAGTATTGTATTATCTATGAGAAACACGAATTAGTATATGGTGACTTTTCTTATGAGGTGACTGAGCAGGTTACTGAGAAAACAATCACTATACCTGCGAAAGGTATCCCAATGGCTATAAATTACGCTACAGAAAAACTTGGAATTGGCTTCATTAATGAGGTATTTGAACTTGAGTAACCCTTGGGTATTACAAGCGAAAAAATGTAGAAATGTATGATATAACATATTACAGTATCAACAAACCTATTTATAAAAACATACAAATTAGAATACTGTGGGAGGAAACTAAATGATAAAATTATTTGACTATCAGAAAGAAGCTATTAAACAATTTAAAGAAAAACCATTGAATTTATCAGATGTGGGTACAGGTAAGAGTTTCATGGCTCTTGGATCATTCTTAGAGTCAAAATGTAGAAAGTTATTAGTAATCTGTCTAGCACCCAAAGTAAACGACTTCGTAGAAGATGGACAAGCGATGGCTGTAGATATGACAGCACTCAATAAAGGTACTAAGAAAAATCGTGAGTTATTAGAAGACTCTAGCGCTGTGGCTATTTCTTTTGAGAGCAGTTGGCGCTTAACTGAATTACTTAAATGGGTGGACAAAGAGACGTTTATCCTTATTGACGAGAGTCATAAGGTAGGTGTACCTAAGTCAAAGGTAACAAAGTTTGTCATGCAACTATCAAAAAAAGCAAAATATTGCTATTTATGTACAGCTACACCTGTTAGTAATGGTAAACTAGAGAACTGGTATCCCCAGTTGTTTATTGCAAACATTTTCAGAAAACCAAAGAGAGACTTTGAACAACTATTTGTAGTGAAACAGATGCGCCAGATGGGCGCTATGCGCTTCATGGATATTGTGGGATATCAGAATCAACATTTACTAGCAAGTATGGTTGATGAGGCAAGTGTAAACTACAAACGTGATAAAGGGTATTTACCAGAGGATTATATTTATAAGACTAAGAAGCCTGCAATGTACAATAAGCTGAAAAAGCAACGTATTTATGAGGCTGACTCAGCACCATTCAGTCCTGCCACGATAGAGCTAGATAACAGCTCTAAACTGTTTAACTCATTACGACAAGTAAGCCATGGTTTCCTATACGGTGTTACTAAACAAGTATCAAAAGAACCATTTGAGCGATTAGAGGCAATTCTTGAAACACACAATAACGAGCGTGTAGTAATTTTTTATAATTACACATGGGAAGGGTTAATGTTGATGCAGACATTAGACAAACTAAAACGCCCATATGGTACCTATAATGGACAAGTGAAAGACCTAAGACCATTTAAAAATAATGAAAACGGTATTGTCCTAGCACAATATAAGTCCGCGTCAACAGGTATTAATGATTTTGTGATTAGCAATGTAACAATCTTTAACAGTATGCCATTAAGCTCAACAGAGTATATCCAAGCGAAAGGGCGTACAGATAGATATGGACAATCTAAGACACCACTCTACTACCACATTGTGCCAGATACACCAATTGAGCAAAAGATTTTTGATACAGTAACCAATGGTCAAGACTTTACTAACGAAATGATGGAGGAGAGTGTAAAATGATTTTAAAAATCTCATTTAGAGAAGAGACAAGTGCGCTATTGATTGGTGGAGTTACAAAGTATAGGGTTAAAGATGATATACTAATTGTAGAAAATAAGGATGGAATATGTAATATTACACCACTGGAAGTGATTAAATATATATCAGTAGAATACGATGAGGAAGTTAAATGAAGAAGCGATATAAAGGCTACTTTAAGAAGCCAACAAAGGTACTAGAACCTAGTGTACGTAGTTATATTGAGATGAAACGAGATTACTCAAAGCATGGTAAATTTAGAACTGCACTATGGTTAAAATTATATTTACGTGAAAGTTTAAAATAAAATACTTGACACCTCTTAAATGGGGTGTTAAGATATACATATAAACAAAAGGAGGAAGTTAAAATGATTAGACAATTACCAAATGGAATATGTGTAAATGTAGAAAGTATTGATGATTTGAAAGATGTTCTGAATAGTGAACAACTAGAAATGGTTAAGTTATTGATTAATGGTAAAGATGAATACATTGAAGAATTAGAGGAACGAGTAGACGAATTAGAGGGAGATATTTGTAACTTACAAGATGAAATTGACGAATATGAGTGGGAGGAGAGTGTAAAATGAAGAAATTAAGACTTAAAAAGAATGGTAAAGCTCCACTAGTCGCAGGTGCGTTTGGTGGTGAGGATAGTAAGCTAATTATTGATTGGATTAAAGATGGTGGAAATGTAGGAATTTTGACAGGTTCAGCAAGTGGGATTGTAGTAATTGACATTGATAATCATAATGGTATAGATGGTGTTGCCAACCTAAGAGAGTTTTTAGAGCTTTATGATATTGAGTTACCTAAAACAAAAGTTGTCATGACACCTAGCGGTGGATGGCACTATTATTTCAAACTTGATGAGAAATATAACGACACCCAATTTATTCAGAATCACCCTCAACTAAAAGGTGTAGATTTTCAAACACATGGGCGCTATGTAGTAGCACCACCTAGTAAGATTGATGGTGGCGTATATCAAGTGATGAGTGAGTCAGAGATAGCAGACTTACCTATTAAATGGCTAGAAATGTTTACAGATAAAACAATCACTAAAAAGAATAAAAAGAGAGAACGTAAATGGACGGCGAACCTATTGGGAGATATTATCGCAGGTTGTCCAGAGGGTGGACGTAATATTTGGTTAAGTCAACAGATTGGTAAACTATTCGCAACAGGGCTAGATCATGAGGAAGTTAAGGTGTGGGCGCAGTATGTGAATCAAATTGGATGCAATCCCCCTTTAGATAACGATGAGGTCATGCAGACCTATGAGTCACTGCGTAAGCGTGAGATTAGAAGAATGGAGGAATAAGAATGCAAACAATTGTGTTTTATGCAACCCTGAATAATGGATTGAAAGTGTGCGTGTGGTGGCTACCTGACGATTGTGTCTATTACGTTGAGGTGATTGACATAAATAATATATGTGATGAAAGAATGGATATTCACATTAAAGAAGCTAAAGGGGTATTATCCTACCTATCAGAGCTACAACATTATAAGTAAACAAAAAAAACTCTAGTCAATTAACTAGAGTTTGAGAGGAGGGAGGAGGAAGCCCCCTATAAATATATTATAGCATAAAATGAAATAAAAGTGTTGACAGATTAAACAATGTATGATATTATTAGGTTATAAGATAAAGAGAGGATGATTTAAATGGTAAAAGTAGGAGATAAGGTTAGAAGTTTAGTCAATTGGTTAGATACTGAGTATGGTAAAGAATATACTGTTATGGAATTACAAGATGAGGGTACTGGTGAAACCACTGGTGTATGGCTACTTGAAACAAATGATTATCTTAGTAATGATGAATTTGAGCTAGTAGATGATACACCTACTATTGAGTGGCTACATGAGGAAGAGTTACAAAACACAGAACGTTATAAGACAGGATCTGGCAAACAATTATTTGATGTATTTGAGGATGATTTACTAACCTATATGGAAGCACGTGGTTTTTACAAGGCTAACATTATCAAATATACACACCGTTATAAACATAAGGGTGGTATTGAAGATTTGAAGAAAGTGAAGGTCTATGTGGATCAATTAATTAAATTGGAGGAAAAGCAGAATGAAGTTTGAACCTATGGATACACCTTACGATAAATATAGCGTAGTAGATACAGGTCACGTCATTGACGTTGACACTGGTCACTATGAGAAAATACAGATTGATTTTAAAACAGGTAAACCATATGTAGTACTTAATGGGTCACATAATAAGTCACGTAAGTTTTACCTAGCACAGTTGGTAGCTGACATGTTTGTACCTAATATAGATAATTTAGGCTACCTATACTATAAAGATGGAAATATGGCAAACTGTTCAGCTGAGAATATTGGGTACGCTATGAACCCTCAAGAGGGTAATGAGCGTGTTGGTAGACCTTACCGCAAAAAGGTAGAACCTAAACGTCACCAACTTATTGTGGAAATAAACAACGCAATTGAAAAATACAAATGGGATACAGCTAAAGAGCTTGGTAAAGAATTATGGCAATTAGAAGGCGCGCATTGGAGTAAACGGAATGATTAGTTTTGATGTACATTACACTGGTAGTAAAGGCAATACTGTTTCACTGTATTATAATAACCTAGGATTTTTAATTGACATTGGAAAACCATATAAGTATATTGAACCTTATTTATTTGATAAACAATTTATCCTAATCACTCACGCTCATGGTGATCACTTAATGTACACAACGTACAAGAAGATTAGAGAGAACTTCCCACACATTAAAATTCTAGGTAATCAGACTACAGATGATAGACTGACTAAGCGAAAACTAAAGCCCCTAGATATCATTTTCAAGGATGATTTTCAATTTCAAATTGGGGACGTTAAGTTTACAGCTATTCAGAACTATCATGGCGCAGGTGAGGATTTTATAGATTGCCATGGTTTCATTATTGAGACACCTAAACAGAACTTAATATATTCAACTGATTTAAGTACTTTAATAGATTATGAAGAATATTGCTTGACAAATAAAATTAAGTTTGATATCATTCTTTTAGAAGCTAACTATGATCCAGAAGTTATAAGCTTCTATGAATCAACAAAGACACATACAGGATATAATGTATTTAGCAATGGTTCTTACCGTCATTTAAGTACGATTGATAGAGAACTTTTTGTTGACAAATTTGGTAAGTCTGATACAATAGATGTAGAGTTACACCAATCAGAAACATATAGAACGTTTGGAGGATTGATTAAAAAATCAAAAGGAAAAATAACTCAAAAAGATGTTGACAATTATTTAAAACGATGATATAGTTAAAATATAAGAGGAGGAAAAGAAATGAATTTTAGACCAACGGACTTAGTAAGAGTATTATCAGAGTACCACCCAACAGCTAGTAATGGAGATTATGGTACTGTTCAGTTTGTAGATAATTATGGAAATATTGCAGTATTATTGGAAGATGGAGAGTTTGCAGGTAGGTTGGTAGACTTAGAAGAAGATGACTTACTACTAGTGTCTCGCTTAGACGATGAGGAACTTGACTTATTGAAGGAGGAACTTTGATGAACTATAAAACACTCTTAAAATTAGAATATGGTTATACAGAAAACCAGTTGCTTGACTATTTGGAAAGTAAAACGTATCTAATCAAGATTGGCTACTCATTTGCTGAAATGTTTGAGGTGGAATATAAACGCCTCAAAATGGAGGATGAGAAGCATGGACTTTGATTTACAAATTGTAAAGCATAATCAAGTAAGTATTGAGTTCAGTGGTTATGATAAAGTTTTAGAGGATGTGAGGCGTTTGGCGGAAAGTATGAAAACACAGGAGGTAAATGAGGAGAATGTAAAAGAGAATAAGCGCCTTTTAACAGCGGTAAGAAAAGAGATTAAGAAGTTAGATCAACAACGCTTAGCGGTAAAACGTGAAATCATGACACCATATGATGAACTAAACGAAAAAATTAATGTATTAAAGCAAGTACTTGGGGAGGGAGAGCAACATATTAATGAGCAAGTTAAAGCTATCACGCTCAAAGAGCAAGATGAACGTAAAGCTAAAATACATGAACTGTTTAAGAAATACCAGACCTCTTATAACGCACCACTCTGGCTTACTTTTGATAAGTTCATAAATAAGAACACAACACTAGTAACCAATAAAGCTACGTCAGAAAAGAAAATACGTGAAGCAGTGGTTTCTTATTTTGAAACATTTAAACAGGATTATGCGCAATTGAAAGAGCAATTTGAAGATAAAGATGAGCGTTCCGCAATTCTAATATCATATAGTAAAAATGGCTTTAATATGGAAGAGGCTATTATGGACTATACAACAATGATTGCAGAAAAGGAACGTCTTGAAAAAGAACAAGGTAGGGTTAAACAAACGAAAGTACCAGATATTGTGATTTTAACAGGTAATGAAGAAAAGCAGGAAATTAAAAAACCAGTTGAAAAATATGTGACAATCAAAATCAAAGAGTCAGACTTGAAGAAACTTAAAATTGATTATGAGCTTGTGTAAAATACTTGCACAAGTAAGGGAATATATGCTATAATATATTAGTAAACAAAATAAACATAACTGGAGGAATTTATAATGGAAAAAACAAAATTAGTAGTGGTAAGCGTAGATGTAGAGGATATTTCAGTTAAGATTCAAGGCGCAACGGAAGACTATAGTGCAATCTATGATTTGCAATTATTTAAACAAGAGTATGATAAAGATAGTAAAACGTGGACTTCAACTGATGAAGCAACTAAACGTTATGATGAATATGTAGAAGCTTTGGGTGGTATTCCAAAAGAAGATGATACCATTGAGGTATTTGTAAATGAAGAAACAGGTAAGGCTTATGTAACTGAACCGAAAGAGTATACTAAGGTTGAGAAACCACTTGCAAAAGATGCAGGTAAGCTTTACATGAATATGACAATCACAGAGATTAAAGACTCACCAAAAGGGCGTGAGGTGATTGTAGACTATAAAGGTACTAACTATTCATTCTCATTCAATAGTGGAGTGTGGGTACAAAAGGTTGGAAAATTCATTCCTAACCCTGCAAAATTAGCAAAAGCCAAAGCACGATTTAACGAACTATTTGAGGATGTAAATGTATCTTGGGAAGCACCAGAACGTGCGGTTGGTCTTAAAGTAAATGCTACAGTTAATAAAAACGCATTAGATCCAAAGAGTGAGTTTGGATGGTTATCACCACTAAAACTTGAAGAACAACCCTTACCAACAACTGAAGAAAGTGATGATTTACCATTCTAAAATAAGCTAAAAGAGTTGAGCATAAACGCTTGACTCTTTTTCTTTATCATGGTATTATAAGTTCATAAGATAAAGAGGAGGAAATAACATGACAAAATATTATGTACAATTAGAAAAGACAGTAGAGGAATTGACAGATTTATTCGTAGAGAAATATGTAGAAATTATGGAATGTGATAAGGATTGGGCTAGAGAAGTTCAAAAAATGGAATGCACAAACCCTCACACAAAAGACGATGTTGAACGTACACTTAAAATGCTATGCAACCTAAATGGTGTGGCGTATGTTAAATAAATACTACACAGATATCATGAAAATACAACTTAGAGAGTTCAAGCGACTCTCTAAGCTTCATGAGAAAGCACTATGCAGACTAATGGAAATGAATGAACCAGATTCGATGCAAAGTCATACAACGCAAAGGTACTGGCAGACACACAATAAAATTGAACAGTGTGAAAAAGAAATGAGAGTTATCATTGAAGAGTTAAATGAGCTAAATAATTGCTACAACTGGCAAGCTAAGTTACATCAAGAAAGATTTAATTTTATAACTAAAGATTCTGAACTATTAAAAAGATACTTAATTTGATGGACATATACAAATAGGAGGAAACAAAATGAATGTAGGACAAACGGTTGAACTCAAACATGACAACCTAGGAGGTGTAGGTAACAAAGGAGATAAAGGTGTACTACTCTACAAACTATATAATCCAGTTGATGGATGGGACTACATGGTTAGGTTATATAATGGAGCAACAGAAGGTTTCAATGAAAAAGATTTAAAAATTGCAGTAAAAAAGATTGACAAAGTTATATACGCATGGTAATATAAAATCATAGAAAGACAACATATTAGGAGGAATTTGAAATGACAAACGAACAATTACAAAATGAGATTTTGAAAGAACAATTAAAACAATTAAAAGAAGGTAACAACAATCAAAACAAACCAAGTTTAGTAATCTACTTATTATTAGCGTTCTTCTTAGGAGGTATTGGCGCACATCATTTCTACAATGGTAAAACAATTAGAGGGTTATTGTATTTAGTATTCGTTTGGACGATGATTCCAAGCGGACTAGCATTGATTGACATGGTAATTGCGTTGATTAATAAAAACAAATTTAAATAGTATGAGACAAGAGTTTGAAATGTTCATAGAGACATTGTGGGTCACTGTTTGGCTCATAGTTGATGTACTGTATTATATGATTACGAGGAGGGCACGTAAATAATGAAAAATCAAGCAAGTTTTCCACAGGCAAAAGAATTAGCAAAAAAACTTTTAGAGGTATTTAGTACACTACCAGGCAATAGTAAGAGCTTTGATCCGCTAACCCAAGGAATACATGAAGTAGTGGTTACTAAAGCAGTTGAACGTTTATCAGCAAAAGGAAAAGAAATGCGAGAGATCAACTTTAGAAGTTTAAAAGATGGACGTGACGCTAAATTATATGTAATGAAGTTCCGCAAAGCAGATTGGAAGAACTGGGAAAATGTAGAAATTGGCGCTCATCTAATCATTGATTATAAACTTGTCAATGGTTTCGCTAATGTAAACATTTTAGAAAAATTAGGCAAAACAGCAGTTATTAACAAACCAAACGTAGCACTGACTAATCAAACCATCTTTTTATATGATATTGAGGTTTTCAAAAAAGATGAATTATTTGTTTTTCGTGATTACTTTACAAAAGAATGGACTGTAATTAATAATGACCTTGAAGCATTACGCAAGTTCTATCTTGCAAATCGTGATTCCCTATTTGTTGGATACAACAGCGCATCATATGATGATAACGTCCTGCGTGCTACATTACAAGGTAAGTCAAGTTATCATGTGTCTAAGACAGTTATTAGTTCAGATGATCGTTCAGCTGTTTATAAACTTTACAATATGAACAAGACTCCATTATTTGGACTAGACCTATATCAAGATAATAGAGGGTTCTCATTGAAAGAACATAGTGCATTCTTAGGTATCAATATCAAAGAAACAGAAGTGGACTTTGATATGGAACGTGAGTTAACGGAAGATGAAAAGATTCTAAATGAGTTATATTGTAAAAATGATGTGTTAGCAACAGAGCTAAGATTTGAACAGAATATTGGTATGTTGTTAGCTAAGGCAACAATTGCATTAATGTTTAATATGGATAAGAAAGCACTAGGTTTAACCAATGCCAACCTAACAGCTGAGGTATTAGGTGCAAAACGTCAACCTGTGAGAGATGATTTAACTGAACCCTATGAATTAGATAGTAAGTTGAATGTAACTATCCCAGAAGTACGTGAGGCATATTTAAACCATGAGTTTGATTTGAATGAAAAAGGTAAGTTAAACGTAGCACTTGACGTTAACCGTAATGGGTACGAAATGGTGTATGGTTCTGGTGGACTACATGGCGCACGCCAATCCTATATCCATATTGGTGAATTTATTGCACGTGACTTTGGCTCACTATATCCAAATACAATGATTAACTTTGACTTACTTTCTCGTAATATCCCAGATGATTTAAAAGGACGTTACGGAGATTTATTACAGCAACGTATGAATGCTAAGTATAATGGAGAAAAAGAAGTTACTATTAATGGAGTTGAACTACCAACGAATGTAATGGTTAACGGTATTAAACTACCACTAAATACAAAATTTGGAGCAAGTGGAGCAGAGTTTAATGGTTTGTATGATCCAAGAAACCAGTTTCTAGTATGTGTTACAGGTCAGCTTATTATGACAGAGTTTTATGAGATTATTGAACCCCATTGCACATTGATTCAATCAAACACAGATTGTCACATGTATATACCAAACAGTAAAGAAGATGAAAAGGAAATGGATATTAAGTTAGATGAATTTTCTAAACGTGTTGGTATTACACTAGACAAAGACCCATTCATTGCCATTTATCAAAAGGACGTAAATAATTATGTTGCGATTGATGAGAAAGGTAAAGTGAAAGTAAAGGGTGCAATTGGACTGACTGGTGGGCTAAAAGTGTCTAAAGCGGTTGTATCAAACGCATTTCTTAACTATGTAGTATCTGGTAAGGATTATAGAGAGTTTATTAATGAGTGTGATGAATTACGTCAATTCCAAATCATTAGTAAAACAGGTTGGACTTTTGATGAAACTATAGTACGTGATGCGTTTGGTAATGAGTTCAAAGCTCAAAAGGTCAACCGCATTTTTGCCACTAAGAACCCTGCGGATGCTGTTGAGCTATTCAAAGTGAAACACACAGAGGTAGCTGATGAGGAAACAGATGAAATCATCAACGGAAAAGCATATACCAAAGGTGTACCAAACGCACCTCAGTATTACATGATTGATAACTATGCTGTTGGTGAGGGTATTGTTACCATTGATACATTGGACAAAGAGTACTACATTCAACAAGTGGAGGATACACTAGAGCTATGGTTTGGCACTAATTGGAAGGAACGTATTGAAGGAGCGCACGAACGCTTTAAAGCGCAAGGATTTGATTTTCCAGATGTGAAGAACTACATTGATTAATGTAGTTCTTCATGGTATAATTAAGATATAAAATAGTAAAGGAGTAATAAGATGATGGAATATAAAAAAGTAAAACTAGGTGGAAATAAGGACTATTCATATATTAAAATTGATGCAACACAAGGTGATGGAGGTATTAAACAATACACCTACCAATTAGTTAATGATGATTTATCACCATTTGACCTCACAGGACTTACAGTAATGTTTAGAGGTAATAATTCAGTAGGTGACTTAACAGAGGGTACCGTAGAGGTTGTTGATCCTGTAAATGGACGTATTAAGTTCCACCTAAGCGAAACAATTACAAGTATTAGCGGTGAATATAAGAGAGCTTATTTTATTGTAACCAATGGTGAGGAAACAGTGGCATCATGCAATATTAGATTAAACTTAAAGAGTGCTGTTGATATATCTGCACCAGTAGCTACTAAATATATGTCAAGATTAGATAAATTAATAGCACAATTTCAAGAAATATTCACTACATTCATGACAACCACTCAAGCGAAAATGTCAGATATGGAACAACGCTTTGCAAACATGCTACCAATTAATGGTAAAACAAATATCCAAAACAATAGTATTCCTGTTAACAAATTAGACTTTATTGAAGTTGGTAAAAACCTATTTAACAAAGATGACACCGTTAGTGGGTACGTAAACCCTGCAAATGGTACTATCTCAGCTAATGTTAGTTATAAAACAAGTGATTATATTAATGTACAAAACCGGTCAGTAACATTGAGTAATATTCGTTTTTACGCTATATATAACGTAGATCAAACTTTTATCAGTGGTGGAACACTTGCCGTAGGTGAAACTAAGACTATCACACAAACAGGCGAGTATTTGATCCGTGTAACACCTCACAGCAACACATTAAACACTGCCCAAGTTGAATATGGTAATATAGCAACTGGTTACGAACCATACACTGCAAAATTAAAAGGTGTAAGTGCTAATGTAGCTACTAACGAAAATACTGATATTAATTTACCAAGTAGATTATATACTACTGTAGGTAAAACATTGACGATATACACTCAAAATCTAATCAAACATGATATCAAAAACTTTAATTTCAACTTCAATAGAGGAACACAGTTAGCAAAGTCATACTATGAAACTTACACTACAAGCGGAAATTTACAGATTGACTTATATGACTTAGACGGAAAAATTCTAAAGACTGAAACACATAGCGTAGTGGCTTCACAGCCAAGGACTACACCTGTTAAAACGATTCTTTTAGGTGATAGTACCATCAAATCAGAAAATGACGTGAACGGTGTTTTAGGGCGTGCTATGAAAGATGAGTTAGGCGCTAATCTAGTTCTTTTAGGTACACAAGGTACCGCCCCATATCAGCATGAGGGTAGGGCTGGCTGGAAATTCGCAGACTACAGAAAAGAAAAAACTGGTTCTCTAACCAATCCATTCTACAATCCAACAACAAACGATTTTGATTTTCAATATTATCTAACCAACAGTGCAATTGAAAAACCGGATGTGGTGTTTATTCAACTTGGTATCAATGATGTATTTTATAACTCATCTGATACAACGGTTGAGGCAACAATTAAAACGATGATCACTGATTTAAATTTTATTAAAAATAGTATTAAATCCGTTGATTCAAATATTAAGGTGGTCTACAACTTACCAACACCACCAACAAGCAACGTTGACCAGTTTGCAATTAATTATCCAAACACTAGATATACTCAATGGCGAGTACGTTTGAATAATAATCTAGTAGTAAAACGAATGATTGAAGAGTTTGACAATACAGATATAGACTTATTAGCAATCAATGCAAGTCTAGATACTGTAAACAATATTCGTGATGGTGTTCACCCTAAGAATGAGGGTTACGCTCAAATAGCGCAAACATTATGTGCATATTTAAATTCAATTAATTAAAACTTTGCCCTTGACTTTATGTTGAGGGCATGCTATTATAAACATATAAAGTAAGAGGAGGAAAAATAAATGATTAAAGTATATACTAAAAACAACTGCATGCCTTGCAAAATGACAAAGAACTGGTTTAAAAATAATGAAGTCAACTATACTGAGTTTAATGTAGAGGAAGACCTTGAAGCATTTAACGAATTGGTAGCAATGGACTTACGAACACTACCAGTAGTATTCAAAGATGGTGAGTTAATCGCAATGGGATTTCAACCGCAGAACTTGAAAGGATTGATTTAAATGGGTGGATTAATTTTATCAATGATAATAGCTTTCTGTATTATGGGTCTACTATGGTTTTTAGGTGGTTTCGCAGTACTATTATTCCAAACGTTGGGATTGGTAGCTGTAGTAATATTAGTGGTGTTCATAGCCATTACTATTGTAGTATATTTAACACTAGATAGTTAGGAGGATTTAAATGGTTAAATTAAATAAAACACTTCAACATACTAGATTGAACATTCAAGTCAAGCCAATTGAGAAGTTCCAGAAGGTTGACCCATTAAAACGCACCAATCAGATTATGACTTACTATAAATGTGAGGTTGACTCACCAAGTAACCATTATGAGGATATCTTTGAGAAACGATATTTAGAAGGACAATTTGAAGAATTAAAGTGTAAATAGGAGCATTCTAAGCACGTTTAATACTATAAGGTGGGTGATTATCCATTGAATAAACAAAGAAAACCACTGGTTTAAACCAGTGGTTTTTATCTTATAGAGTGAAGTAGAACTCTTTGAACTCAATGTCTTTATATCCGCCAGCAGTATTACCTGCTTTGTCGTTGGTACGTCTAAACATTGCATAGAACTTTTTACCTTTTAGTTTTGTAACATCAAACGTAACATCCATACCATAGTTAGTACCACCTTTAACCCCATAGGCTTTAGTGACATCAGGACGAGAAACAGCGCCAGTTGCTTGACGTGCAATTTCTTTACCTGTCTTGGCATCAATTAAAAATACATAGCCATAACGGTATGGTTGTCCGCCTGATGTAGGCAACATCCAACCTGCTCCACGAAACTTATTACCTTGAACATTGAACTTCTCAAGTTTACCAGTATATCCGCTAACTGTTTTAGCAGGACTTTGAGCAATCGCCTCATCATGAGATAATGGTTTGCTTGGTTTAGCACTCCCATTCATATACTCTTGAATTTTGCGAATAAAGTAGTCTTGTGTTGCAACTCCTGCACCATGCTGTTCTTGTGAACGGTGAGGACAAGCTGTTGGGCTGAATTGACTGTGTAACTTAACTGTGGTGCGATTAGGTTGCAGACCATAGCGTTGTAAGATTTCAGCACCTAATTTGATAGCACGTTCTTCATTGTTTAAGAACTGTGATAATGTACCCATTGATTGACAAGCTTCAATGCCAATGTAATCACGATTTCCAACACTGTTAGCAGTATGCCATGCCATGTTAGCTTCATTCTCTGCTTGGAAAATACCATCAGATGCCACATAGTAATGTGCAAAGCCAATTTCTGCATTATGTGTTGGTAGCCAGTTACGGTAGTACGCACAGTTAGCACCGTTTGAACCTGCATCATTATGAATAACAATCCCTTTAGGATTGTATCCTCTGCGCCCTGCTACTCCTTGATAAAAATTGACCATTATAAAACATCCTTTCTATTTCTTTGGTTCTGTATATTGTAACGCCTTTTCACTATCTGTGATACCTTTAGTTGTTGGGTCAATAGTCATATTCAATGCGTTAATCACTGTTAAAATCACTAAGTATGGATTACTAATAAAGTTAACTAACACATCTAGAACCATATTCCAACTAGTTAAGTCTTTCAACTCTAAACCTAGGTAGGCTAAAACTGGGATAGCCAAAGCACCTACGAAACGAACGATAAACATAATATTATCTTTACTAAAACGAACTTTCCAGTTAATTTTATTCATAATAAACTCCTTTCTTTACCCAAGATATGTCTTAACTAAAACACCTACAACAGCGGTTATAATAGCACCAATCACTGTCTTACTTAACCAGTCGTATTTAGCTTTTAACTCGCCAATGGCTTCTCTATTGTGCATACTCATTGTATAAGCCTTATCTATTTTTTCAGCATGTTTATCAAGCCTTGTAGCTGTTTCTTTTAAATCGCTTTTAATCTCAGGTACATCATTTAATTTTTCTTCAATTCTTGCTAGTTGTAAACGAACCTCAATCAATATTTTTTCTGACTCATTATTATCCACAAAATTACCCCTTTCCGCATCACCTCGTTTCCTAGGTACATAATAAGTATAACATTTACACAAGGGATTTGGGGATTGGAAAGGGTGTTGAGTGTTATGGTAGGGTATATTTCATTGCACTAATGTCAACGTAATTTGACGTACCGTTTACCCATATTGGAAAGTCTCCATTAGGTGATACGGCATATCTAGCTCCAATTTGTCCACCTGCAGTGTTGTTCGTTGAACCTATTGCTTGTACTGTGGCATTAGGTCTAATTTCTGTAGGAATTGTTGTAGTGGCTGAACTGTTTCCAGTTGAGAATGGTCTATATACAGTACCTGTACCAGCGGTTGTCATATCACCACTTTTCAAACCAACAGCTCCACGAAACTCAACATTTCTTGTACCATCCAAATTGTATGATACTCTATATTGTGGTGTGTTTCCATTATCTTTTACTTCATATAATGGTCCCAGAGGTATTGTATTCCAAGGAGTGTTTGTCAAAGCTCTTGCATCAATACGCCCTACGTAAGTACCACTATCATCTGTTAGAGATAGTTGAATAGCTCCACCTGTCATAATCATACTTGATGTTGAAATAGGGGTAACTCCATCTGCTTCATAAGCAACAGATTGCATTTGTATTTGACCACTTACAACCTTATAATGATTCTCATAAGCCTTGGTATCACGTACGCCACTAGCCAAACGCCACCCAACACTATCTTGGGTAATTTCTCCATCTTGTAACTCAGTACTGCCCTCTCGTTCACTAACGTCTGATTCTTTGACTAAAAAGTTATTAATGAACTCAGCACCAGTAATAGTACTACCATTAATTTCACCACCATTGATTTCAGCTGCTGTGATGATTTTACCAATCAACTCTTCTGCAATAATTTGACTTGCAAAAGCCACTTCAACCCATTCACCATTTTCACGATTGTAACTATTAGTTGCCTTACCATTGATTACTTTAAACCATGTATCCCCATCTTTTGGGTTAGTAGGTTCATCCTCTTGCCAGTAAACAGTTCCTGAACTGGTCTCAATCTGCATATTATTGATAATCTTTCTACCTTGAACTTCTGCCATTTATAATCTCTCCTTTAATCTTTTGCATCTACAATATACGTATATCTTAATTCACTACCTGCTGTAATTGTGATTGTTAAACCAGTGTCACTCCATGACTCGTCTAGCGTTCCATCTAGTTTGAGTCTTGTCCAATTGAATGTAGAAAATAGGTTTGTCACATCTAAGTTACCCTTTGTGATTCTTGCGGTTAGTGTGATTGTACCCTCACCATTTACAAAGAATGGTTGTGAGCTGATAATTTCTACATTGTAGGGAATACTACTGTTTATATTATTTTGGAACTGGTTAGCTAAGTCCTGCAATTGCTGTGACAATCCACTTTCTAGGCGAACGAAGTCAGATAATTCCGCTACTACATTATCAGTAGTATAATCATAAGTTAACTTTTGAACTCTACTTTTTAGGAAAAGTTCTTCATTCTCATCAACTAAACTAATGTAGTCACCTACCTGCAAATCATGAGGTAGGTTATCGATGTCTACAGTATATGTTTCAACTGGCTGAGAGTATTGTTTTAGCCAGTTTATTGTTGTATCTAGTAATTCTTTTTGATTGGTAGTAGTCCACGTTTTTGATTGTAAGAAATAGTTATTTTCACTATTTGTTCTACTCCACATTTTAACATTGTGAGTATCCATAACGATACCCTTTTCTTTATTTATTTTGAATCTACCTTCTGGATCAGTCCAATTATAGCCTTTTAAGTTTATGGGTTGATCCTTACCCTCTGGTGTCCCGCCATACGGTCTAATAGCATTAACTAATTGATAGATATCTGAGGTAGTTTCAATTGAATTTATATCTTTATTTACGTACAATTTGAATTCTGTATCTCTACCACGTTTTTTATAAATGTTTATTTTTCTAGAGACCAACTGGTTCCCATTGAATTCAAAAGAAAATTCAAGTTCTGCGTTATCAAATTGAGTGGCTACTGATTGAATACGTTCTAGGGCTGTACTCTCACCATCCCACTCTAACGTACGGCTTAGATTAGCAACTTCATTTACACCAATCGTCCAACCTGAGTCTAATGTGAACTTTTCAATGTAGTACACAATATTATGCGCACCATTAGCAGGGCTAGGCTCTACTGACTCGTTTAATAAGTCCATAGATGCATTTTCACATTCAAGTGTACGTAATCCAGTCAATGGGTTGTGAGTAACTTTTAAAATGGTCATCCATATAAATTTATTATTTCTATCTTTATATAGAACGTAGTATCCTACTTTAACTTTTTCTTTTATTGAGCTAGTAGTGTTTTTATCAAATGCTAGTGATAGTTGCATTCGTCTACTTGCAGTATCTAGTGTAATTTCCTCATTACTAGTTACGACTGGGAAATCACTTTCTGCACTTGTAGAGGATATTGTCTGTAGCTTGAATTCTCTATCTACGATATAAAAGTCCATTTAACACACTCCTTTCTATATAATTATAACATAAAAAAGAGGCGTTGAACGCCCCTCTCTTATAAGAATGATTCTGAAAATTCAGCTGTTACTACTGCTTTATTAGCCCACGTTGACACAACTGGTTGAATAATTGTTTTACCTGGATCAATGTAGAACTTCTCCCATTCGTTCCCAACTACATTGAGTGTATTGTTTACTGTCCCATTAATATATAATGAGCGTGAGTTTACATCAATCTCTACAATATCCCCATCTTGGAATGTGTTTTCAATATCCTGCCAGTACTTCGTGTGTGACCATATTCCTTGCACATCTGTAACGCTCATTAGTACATGTTCATATCCTTGGTAACGCATTTGCCAGATTCCTACTTCGTTTATTTCACTAGTATCATCCGCATCTAAGTTCCAAGATACCCAGATAACCTTATCATCGTTTACAGTACTGTTTGCATTTAATGATTTAATCTGCGTGAACTTCCAAAGTATCTCTTTACCAGTTCTGTATAGGGCTAGTTCAAAGAATGATTTGTTGAAAATATTCTTAGTGATTGTTTGTGACTTTATCATCTTATCTTTATACCATGATTCAAACACAAAGTTATCACTAGTGGTATCCGAGTCACGAATGACTGCTCCCATAACGTAGTTACCACTCGTATCTATAACACTAACCTCCGTACGACCTCTTGCCCTCTTAGAACGATTGTCAAAGTTGAAACGTACTCTTGCCCTAAAGTTACCGCTTCTGTCATTATCAGATGGTGCTTGAACAGCCAATACCATACTGGGACCATGCCATACTGCTTGACTAGGAGCTGTTGCAAATTGTGGCGTTGCTGTATCAATATCTGTTGTCATATTCCAACTACCTTGAAACAGGTTTGGTGTAGTAGGATTACTATTCATATTAGGGTATACTGATTTGAAACCAGTGTTTACCTTAATATTAGGATTTAATGTGTTTCCGTAGAATCCTTCATTAAGTCCCCACTCCTGTCTTGTGGGTGTTGTTCCGTCAACATCCTGTGGGTTACCAAATTGTAATAGTCCACCATTCTCATTTATTAGACCCACCAGTCCATTTTCTCCATTCATTGTGAAGCTGAATTTAGGAGCTACGTTGTATGTTCCGTTATTATTAACTTCAACAACATCAGCAATACCTTCCTCACTTGGAACGTAGGTTACCGCTTTGTAGTAACTTGGGTCATAGGACCATGAATAGTCATGTGGGTTATTGCTTGGGAACGTTCCTAAACCTCTATATTTATAGTAACCTAGTGGGCTATCATCATAATTATGAGATACATAGTATGGTGCTAACTTTAAGTTTGGTTGATAAGGTGTAGCTGTAGAACCTTTTTCTACCTTGATATTTCTTAGTGAGATGGTTCCTGTAATTCTGTTAGCTGTGATGGCATCTTGTAATACTATATACCATTGCTGAGGTGCGTTTGCTGTATATTGCACCTGTCTAGTACCTTTGAGTTTTATCCATTTATTAAGAGTTGTATCTGTCAAAGGTCTATCCGTCTCAACCATGGTAACTCCGCCTGGTAGGTAGTTATAGGCTAGTCTAATGTTTTTTAAGTCTCCCACTACGTCAGAATGGAATTTGATTTCACAACTTATAGTATATGTTTCCCCATTTAAAAGAGGTGGTAATTTAAATGTAGTATCATATTTTAATAACTGTCCTGACCCATCTAATGTGAAGACAACTTCATTATCATCACCGTCCGTCACAGTTCCACCTGTACCTAGTGTAAAAGCTGACTTATTAATCTTAGGTAGTAAATTAGGGTTACCACTATAGTCATAATCGCCCCAATCTAAAGAGTTACTATAAAGTGTAGCTCCTGCGATTGGTTCTTTTACTGTAGAAACCAGTGGCGGTAAGAGTGACATCATTGGTTTACTGAATGATACATTTGCCTTACCATTTAAACAATACGCTAAATTTATCATATCAACTGTATCAGTAGGAGCGCTTAGGGTTACACCATATTTTTGCCAACTAGTTGCATTTTTAGGAATGTTTATATCTACGTACTTAATCAGTTTAAGTGGGTTAGACTGCCACATCTCAGCACGCAACATACCTGCTTTAGTAATATTAGGGTCACTATCTGCACTAGTGACTTTAGCTTCAATGCTGAATGATATGGTATTACCTTTACTCAAGGTTTGAATATTACGTCTAGTATATTCAGTATTATTCACCCAGTAGTATTGATCCTTAGGTTTATATCCAACAGGTAATCCACTACTGAGGTTACCATTGATTACCGTAGAACCATCATGCTTATCAACCTCCACCCTAGCCCATTGTGCCATATATTTCTTTGGGTTAGTATATTCTGAATCTAAGACTAAGTTAGTACCTATTGTATATACGTTACTATCTACTTTACTGTGGATTGAATGAGCTAACCCATCTGGTACATCAAACACTAAACTCAACGGTGTATATTCCAAATTTGTGGCATCGTATTCTTGAACCCCTGAAAAGATAGCGTTGAAATATCTATCTGGGAAGATATCAAAAATCAACTGTTTTGGCTCATCTGAGTTGATAATTAGTTTTAATTCGTCCATTGAGTCACTAACTGATTTACCTGTATTGTCTTTAATAACAAAACCATCTATCTGTATGCTGTGTTCTCCTAATCTAGTACCACTAAATTTCTTACCATCCGTATTACCTACCGTGTAGAACTCATTATCTTTACTTAGAAATGGTATTGTTACTTTGGCAATCTGAAACAAGTGGTTTGTTTCTTTCCCATCAAACGTAAATGTTCTTAGGAAATCATAATTATTAGCCATTTAATTCACTCCTTAATTAATTTATATACTCATTATAACATAGAAAAGAGGGCTTGACAGCCCTCTTTCTTAGAATATTAATCCTAGGTCACGATTTTTATTCATTTCATTTGTTGCTCTGATTTTCTCTAGCTTACTATTGACTTTCTGACCATCTAAGACTACGTTAGTATCTTTCTGGAGTAGAGCCATTAGTAACTCGTTTTGTTGCTGTAATAATGATACAATGGTTGCCATATCATTATTTTTAGGTGTTTCAGCTGTTACAGTAGCCTGTTTCTGCTTGTTAAGTTTCTCGTTGGCATAAGCTAATAGTTGCATAGCTCTAGTACGTTTCATACCTTGACCTGTTAGAGGGATAACCACTTCTTCCTTATTGCCCTCTCCTACCATTGCTAGATGTTGTTTCTTGATAACTCCACCATTCTCATATCCCACACCACGGTACGCATTAGTCAGTGATCCATACGTACGTAGTGCGTATCTGATTGATGCTAGGATGTTACTTAGTGGGTCATAGATATTAGTGTTGTATCCTGGCATTGCGTTTTCTCTAAATGTAGGATCAATCACCTGCATTAAGCCTTTTGATGGTGTACCCTTCATTGCGTTTGGGTCCCATAGGTTGATGGCATTAGGGTTACCGTTTGACTCTGTACGCATTTGATTTAACAAAGCGTTTAGGTTACTTGCGGAGTATTGTCCTGTCATACGTAGAGCTTGTGTCGCAACTCCACGCCAACGTTCCACGCCTGAGCCACCTAGGTTCTCACCTGAGATTTGAGTCTCTGTTGGGTTGGCAATACCGTTCAAATGTACATGATCATAGTGGTCACCGTCTGACCATGGTCTCCAATCATCATGAATACCTGTACCAGATTGACCTGAGCGGTCACGTACCTTACCATTGGTGATTACATAACCAATCTTGGATGCGAATTTCTCAAACGCATAATTCGCGGCTTCCGTATATTTAGGTGATCCACCAGTCACCCCAGGGAGTGCAATGTCAATTGCATTACGCTTACCATGTGAGTATGGGTCACCAGGTCTATAACCTGATGTTGCTACAAAACCAGGGAATTTAGCCATAACAGACTTGGCAACGTCCGCTAAGTATTTGTAAACGCCATTTGTTCCGATTGATGTGTCTAGGTTACCACTTGAAAATAGACCTGTGATTTTATCTGTCAATGCAGATGTGGCTTTTGATAAAATACCTTTACCTACCTCTAAAGGATATTTAGTTAGTCCATCTAGGACACCCAAGCCACCTAAAACTTTTTTAGCTAATGATGCAGGGTCACTCATGAACTCCCACACATCACCTATTGTATTTTTAAGCTTGCTACCAACATCACCTGCAAAGCCCTTGACGTTATCCCATAGGTTACCAAAGAAGTTAGTACCTTTTTTGTAACGATATTTAGGAGCTTTGTTACCTGTCATGTAGGCAGTTTCTTCTGCGGTTAGTACGTGTGTTCCTTTTGGTGCATTCATAACAACGTTGCGCCCTTTAGGGATGAAAGCTTGTCCGTTTGGTGTAATGACTGCTTCCGCACCACGTCCATCATTAACCATCATAGGTCCGCCAGGGTGTCCTCCATTTGGTGTACCTGTTGCGTATTGTGGAACTTCCCACTCTTCAAGTGGCTCTGCACCTAATTTTTCAAGCACCCAAGAAGCACCCTTAATGATTCCGTTAACGGGTTTTCCAATTGCTCTTAAAGCTCCGTTGAATACACCTTTGAAGGCGTCTGACACCCAATGTCCACCTGCTGAGAATTTATCTCCTAAGTCTTTAGGTAAATCAGCAAACCACTGTTTCATATTACTAAACCACTGACCAAACTTAGTGGATATATCACTAATCCAACTAGTGAATGCTTCTGTAGTCTTAGCATTCCATGTCTCAATGGTATTTATCATATCACCTAAGAATGTATTTTTCAAGCTTTCTTTGATACCGTTAGAGATATTATCAAAAATACGTTTAATTGAGTTCCATGCACCTTCCCAGTCACCAGTTAATGCTCTTGCAAAAGCTCCCCAAATACCTAAGATGACATATACTACTGTCTCAATAGTAATCTGAATAGCTGTAAATGTAACTTGGAAGATTGTCCATAATCCTTTTAGTCTATTGAATATTACATCATACATAATACTAATAGCTGTCTTAAATCCGTCTGCTGACCCACCTGTTTTATCAAAAGCACCTGTAATCCTATCAAGTGCGCCCGTGAATTGATCGATCATTGGGATAATTGTAGGACCAACCTCTTCTGTAAAGAATTTATACAATAGATCAAACTCTTCGTTTAGCGCATGAAGTGCAATGTCTGCTAACTCAGATATTACTTTTTTGAGTGCTTCAAATCCTGTTTTTAGGCTTTCTTTTACTTTCTCAAACGATTCAATATCCTCTTGACTCATACCTAATGAACGTAGGAGTGAGTATCCTTTTAGCTGTGTGGCTTTATCTCCTGTTAATAAATCCCAAAAACCAGTGATATAGGCACCGAAGGTTTCCATCTTCTGTTTGATATTGTTAATAGTATCTTCAAGTAGCCATATGGTTTCCGTATTCATACCTATTGCGTTCAAGATTCTATATTGGTCAATATCTATCTTGCCATTTTCCCAAATGTTTACAATAGCGTCACCTATTGCCATAATAGTATTGATTAATAGTTTACCTGTCCACATCACTTCATCTAATACTTCTGACCATCTACCTACTACGGTGTTGAATATATCACCAACCCATGACAATTGCTTGGCAACTTCTGGAATCGCTTTAGCTACTTTTTTCATCATGTTTTCGGTATTTGTACCAATGTTTGCAATCCATTCACCAATTGAAGGTAGGTTCATGTTTTTAAGGGCTTCATCTGCTGACTTAATCAATTCAGCCGTTCCACGCACCATAGCAGTCTTAGCATTGGCAATAGATGTGCTGATACCTTTTGTAGAGTCTTTGGCGATTTGATCCAATGACTTAAGACCTCCGCCTCCTTCTCTATCTAACTTGATTAGTGCGTCTTGGAATTCACCTACTGAGATACTACCACTAGATAGCCCCTCTTTAAGCTCACCTGCTGTCATACCCATTTCTTTAGCTAATGCGTTCAACGTAGGACCTAAGCCACTATTAATCATTGAGTTCCAAGTACTAGCGTCAATCTTACCATTTGAAAAGGCTTGTGATAGCTGTACGATGGCATTTTGTGCCATGTTTGCGTCTCCACCAAAACCTAGGATAGCGTCATTTAATGCCTTATAGATATCTACTGATTTATCTAAATCACCAGTAGACGCAGCAAGTAACTGAACGTTAGATACAGAGTCTTGCAAGGGTGTTGGTAGACCTTCAATTGCTTTTGATATATTCTTCATCGCCTTGGCTGTCTGATCTGCTTCAAATCCCATATTTTCAAAGGCACGTGTTGAATTGTTCAGTGTATCTATACGTCTAATAGCACCATCAATATTTGAGGTAACTGCATTAAATGCTTTATTACCTACAGTAAGTAATGCACCTAGTCCTACGTTACCAACTATTTTACCAATTCCACCCAACATACTCCCTAGACCAGAGGTCACTGTGCTTAAGCCCCTCTTGGCTTTTTCAGAAGATTTTTCAGTGTTATCTAACTCTTTATTGAGACCTCTAAACTTATTAGAACTTTCGTCTATAGATTTGTTTGTTCCTTCAATTTGCTTAGCTGTTAGTTGCTGTTGGCGTTTATATCCTTCAAGTCTATCCTTGGCTTCATTTACCTCCTTAGAATTTTCACCAAACTCCTTGCTCAGTAAATCAACTACGTTAGTTTGTGCCTTGATAGCTTTAGTTGTTAATTCCTCTTGTTTTTCAAGACCTTTCTTCTGCGCTTTATATGCACCTAGCTTATCACCTGAGTCTTTTAGTGCTTTTACTTCACGATTCATTTGTGCTTCATTATCTTTTAAAGCTTTATTATACTGATCAGCACCGCTTGACGCAATAGCATACGCTTGCTTTGTTTTGCTTAATTGTGTATTATAAGCGTTGTATTTAGCACTTGCCTTATTAATATCGTCACTTACTTTAGAAACCTGTTTGCTTTCAGCTCCATAAGTTTCAATATATTCAGCTCTACGCTTCTTCAATAATTCTACTTTCTGATTTTGTAAGTCTAATGTTCTTACTAGGTCTTTCTGCTTTTGCTCTAGACCTTCTACACTATTACTGGCTTTATCAAAAGCACTAACGTTTGCCTTCATAGCTGATTCAGAAACTTTTAAGGCACTATTCAATTTGTCTAGTGTGTTTATAGTAGTGTCCATACCTTCCACACCAATACCAAACTTCATATTGCCTACTGGTCTATCCTTAGCCATTTACTTCACTCCTTAACGTTGATTTCTACATTAATTATAGCATAAAAAAGAGGGCTATAAGCCCTCTACTCTATATCTCACCTTTTGCCTTTGCGATGTCCTCTGGACTCATGAAAGTACCAAAGAATGATAGTGGATCCTGTTTAGCTTCTTTCTTTGTGTCATCTGAAAATAGTTCTAATAGTAGATAGTAATCCGCTTCACTGATTTCTGATAGAGACCAGTGTCCAGATTCTGCGTTCAGTAAATCAGTGTAAAGTTTATCCATATTAGCTAGGTGTTCGTCGAAAGTAATCTTGTCTAGCTTTTCGACTTGCTCCCCTTTTTTGGGGTAGCCTCTCCGCCCATAGCTCCATTAAACACATCTGCTAGAGTCTCTTCTAGTTTTTCTGCTTCAATACCATCTAGGATTGAGTCAAAGTTAACCTCTGGATTATCAAACATGTCTGCGACTAATAAAATCATTGAATCAATTTGTTCTAATTGAGACATCTCTTCTTCGCCTTTTTGTACTTTCTCCATTTTAGCTTGGAACTTAATCATCTCACGCATAGCACGTACTTTGATTGATTTTTGTTTATATTCTTTTACTTTTCCATTTACCTCTAATTTTAATGATAACATATTATATTCCTCTCCATTTCTATTTGTCTTATGTATTTATTATAGCATACTTTCCCTTAGTTGTGTAACTAAAAAAACCTAACCACTTAAGGCTAGGTTTTAATCTTATTCCGCTGTGATAGTTACCCCACTAGCTGTTACATTAGATGTAGCAACCTTTATGGGATTAACTGGGTAAGTTATTCACTTTTGCTAAGAATTTTTCAAGTGTCAATGTTTCGCTTTCAATACCACTCATGTACGCATATCCACGTGAGTCAGACACAAAGTTACCCTCAATTGTTTCAGTGTTTGGCTCTGTTCCACCTGATTCTGTTGTATTCAATGCAAGTTCTGGATGAGAGAAACGACCTTTAGTTAAGCCTAGATACATGTCTTTTCCACTTGGTGTAGATGATACAAATACTACAGATACGTAAGGTGGTTCAGTGTCCTCACCTACAATAGAGATACCCTCAGCATCTTTTGTGATACCCATAATTTTAGAATACACATCATCTTTATACAAGTCAAATACATTGAGTGATGCAGTGATTTCTCCAATACCTTTTGCACTTACCCAAATTGGAACGTTTGAAGCATATACTGTTGTTTGTTCTGCTGAGATACCTGAGATAGATGCCTCAATCGTACCCCCACCTGTTTTATCAATTACAAATTGATCCACACCAGTACCACCTGTTTTGGGGATGCTGATAATGGCTTTTTCAAATCCTACGAGTGCGATAATAATCACGTCCTTTTTTTATTATTTTCTTACTAAACTAATTATATCACACTTTTGCTCTTTTGTGCGTATCTAAAAGAGTAACCTTTGTGTGTCTTACGCTCACCACTTAAGCACCTTAATACGCACGATTTCGTACCCCCTTCCGCTTTACAAAACTCTAAAACTGTAGGATAATACTTTTCTAAGCCATCTTTATTTGTAGCAATAATCCCATTGAAGTTAAAGCCTAACATAGTACTAGCTCGCTTCTTATTATCGTCAATAGTGAATACCTGAGTTTTTCTAGCTTGGCGTATCTTATCAATAGTATAAGTAGAGTGAGTACGCCCTAACATAGGTGAGGACCCACCTTTTGAAATATTGTATCCTAGTTTTGTTGTATTATATGCGTTGATTAGTTTCGTTTCCAATATATCAGCTTCACGTTTTGTTAAATTTTCACATATAATAAAGTGGTTAAAATTATCCCATCCATATTTTATGATAGCATTATAGAAGTGTTTTGAATTACAATATGTAGACCCTCTTCCCCATCTATCTGTCACCCTCTGACAAGTTTGTCCAAAATATTTCTTACCGTTAATTTTGTTTACATGCAAATATACTGTATACATATTATCACCTCATGTATACAGTATATCACATTTGATATTATTAAACAACCCTTTGACTAATTGTATAACGCTTAATAATACGTCTAGCACCCTCTAAATCTGGGTCATATGTTTGTTCTGAGTAATTACATTGTACATTATCTGCTCTCATAACTTCATCTACCTTAAAGTAGTAATCCTCTAGCTGTCTGATGTCTCTAACCCAAATATCTACTTGGACATTTGTGTTGAAATAATTAGGGTCACCACTTGCATAGGTATCATATTCGCCTGATGTTTCAACTACACGTCCAACTGGCAGACTTGGTAGTGTTTGGTTATCTTCTGGTACTTCAGAAGTAAACCAGTTTACTTCTGGTAGTGCTTCATTTAACGCTTCTACTACCATCAAAATTGGTAATCTCATTGACCTAACGCCTCCTTTAAATACTTCTGAATAATGTCTGCTACCTCATCCTCAACCTCCTTGATTGTTTTTTGAACAAAAGGTTGAGGTCTTTGCCTGATTGTTCCAAACTCCACAAAGTGCATCCGCCATGCAACCTCTTTATCAAAGCCAATTTCTGCATTCATGTTACTTTTAGTTGCTTTCTTTATTGCAGTATGATCTTTAGCGTGTATACGGTCTGATGTTGGCGTATTGTATTCTGGTGTATTTCTTTTTAGTTCTTTTTCTGCATATTCAGACGCTATATTGATACCCTTCACCGCAACACTTTCCGCTGACTTTTTTGTTTTAGCTACTTTCTTATACGCATCTGAAAAATCTACAAAATTTTTAACCATACTATACACCCTCAATTTCTCTTATTGCTATATCTTTAAGATATAGCGTTCCTGTGAAACGTTCAGATGCAGTATCTGACAAGATGGTGAGGTAATAGCTTGTGAAGGCTGTTAAATCACCTGCTGTAAAATCACCACTGAATTCAAGATATTCGGTAGTACTGATTGGGATAGGTGTATTCGTAGCTAATATACGGACAGCACCTACATACCCTGACAAGGTTAGTCTAAGTGTTCTGAGTGTATTATCCGTAGGTAGATAACCGTTGTCTAATTTTACTCTACCTGATAGTCTGTATCGCTTACCTTGTGACATAGGTTGTATTAGTACATTGTTTGAAGTAGGGCTTGTATTCATCACTATTCTTGCTGTACCGTCAGATGTTAATTTTAATGAATTATCAACATCCTCTAATGTACCACCATTTTTTGTTACAAAGTCACTAGCTTTTATTGTTTTTAGAATATTTATCCCAAGTGTGGTAAAAGTTGGTACATCCACTTTGTTAGATTCTTTCCCATCCTCAAGCGCTGAGATAGTCAAGTCATATTTTGTAAGGGGGTTTAATCCTGTAATCTGTAAGGGTGAGTCCCCTTCTTTTAGTAATGTACTACCATTGTATACTTTAAATTTCCGTACCATTATTATTCATCTCCTTCAGCCTGTTTGGCTACAATAGTGGTAAAATCTCTATCAAAAGAACCCTCTAAAATATTAATAATCTCATATGTTTTATTTTGAAACATAATCCGTTGAGCGGTATTGAAGTACTTACCTGTATCATATCTAACAATGAAATTAGTAGTGTTTTCCAACCTAGTACCAAAGGTTTCTTGGTAATCCTTGAAAAATTGTTGTTTTACACTACACCATACTTTACGCTCTTCTACCCAAGTATCAACCCATTCAAAATACTCGTTTTTGGTGGGTGTATTTTTTAGGATTGATATGCGTCTATCCAATCTCTGTACTGGGATATTAGCCATCAATATCAACTCCTCTTAATTGGTGGATCATTGCTCTAATAGTAAACGGTACCTGCTGTTGTAATGCGCTTGTTGTGGGTACTCTATTTTCAAACCAGTTGGCAATTAGCATAAATTGGAGTACTGGGAAACGTGGGTCTTCAATCACGTAAGTATCTGGTAGCTCTAATGTACTTACAATAAATACCTTTGAAGCTTCTAGCAACATAGTCAAATAAGCATCATCTTCATCCGTATCTATTCGTAAGTTTGTTTTCACATCTTGTAATGTTAACATTTGACAAAACTCCTTTCTTAGTATATGATAATTATAGCATAAAAAAGAGGGCTATAAGCCCTCTTCATATGATTATTATTCTCCGCCACCTACAACTTCTGGAGTCAATGTTAAGAATTTACCTGCGTTGGCGTCAACTGTTTTAACGTCAAAACGCATTGCTGATGCGAGAATTTCACCATAATGTTGGTGTTCTTGCCAACGTACTGCCATTTCGTTACGGTCAAAGAATGCTGTAAAGCCCGCTGGGTCACCCAAGAATGCTACTTTTTTGTTTAAGTCTTCACCTGCTAACAATTTGTCAGATAATACAGTCACGTCTAAACCAAGTAACGATTTTCCTGATTGGGCTGTGATAGAAGGTTGTAACATATAACGTCCTTCGTTGTCTTTCATTAAGTCAACTTCATTATAGAATGATTGAGATACTACAAATTGTAAGTTGTAAGCAGGATCGAATTCAGTGTTGATAACTGTTTTAATGTCGTCCAAGTTTTTAACTGCTTTGGCTGTAGCTGTTTTTAAGTTAGCTACGATTTTACCGTTTGCTGTGTTCAATGCGATACGTTGAATATGGCGAGCAATCAATGCGCCCAAGTCTTCATCTGAATCGTCTAATGATTCACGTGATACTGGAATTTGTCCACGATAAGTATCTACATCATACAACACGTTTTCAAATTGAGGCTTGTCTAAATCTGGGTTAGCTTCTAATTCTGCAACTGTGTGCATAACTGCTTCCGTTGATTTCAAGATAGGGTATTTACCAGTTGGTGTATTTACTTTGACTGTAGACACTAGGTTTCGTAAGTCCACCACTGTTTCTGGTAACATTTTTGTTTTAGTCACGATATCCTCTGGAATAATAGCCCCTACGTCAGTAGATTTTACACCCTCTGGTAAAGCACGAAAGTCTGCTTTAGGGTTGTGTGTACGTACATACTCTAAGAATCCCCGTACTTCGTTCTTTTCTCCTGCCACTTCTTTTCCATTTAATACTACAGTTTCCATATGTTTATCTTCTCCTTTTGGCGCTGAGCGCTCTTCTTTATTTTCTTTCTCTTTTTCCTCTTCTTCACCTTTTTTAATCGCTTCGTCAATCTCGTCCTTGACTTCTTTTACTACCTCTGGTTCTTTCGTTTCTTTCGTTTCTTCTTTATCCTTAACTTCTGCTTTAGCTTCTTGCTCTGCTGAACGTTGTTCTTCCTCTTTCATTGAGTCAATCAACGAACGTGCTTCTTCAAGTTGACCCTCTGATAGTAAACGGCGAGCTTCTGCCAGTTGTTCTTCACGTGTCAAGCGTATCACTCCTTTTATTGTGTTTATCTTACTGAATTAATTATATCATAAATATTGAGGTTGTGGGGCTACCTCATTGTAACCCCAATAACTCCAATTCTAACTCTAGTCTATGCTTTTCTAATTCATTTACTACGTTCTCCATTGAACGACTAGCTACACTAACATCAGTATCATCATAGGCAGGGATTGAAACCAGTGAGATTTCAAATAGTGATCCAATCTTTTGAATTGAACGGTGCATAACATCCTGACCCTGTAACCACTCATCTCTATCTACTGTGAAACCAAAGGAACACTGATTTAAGTCACCACGTTTAACTAGCTCCATAGCATCACGCCCTACACTTGTGTTAGGTAGTACACAACGAAAATGTAAGCCAACCTCGTCTACATTTAATGTAAGTGTTCCACTTGCTGTACGTCCTAATAGTTTAGAACTGTCATGATCCAAGAAACAACGCACGTCTGATAAGTCAACCACATCTAATGCACTTGGTGAAATAGTCTCAACGAACCCACCTAAGTTACGTGATTCTTTATTAAATTTAAGGGCGTAACCTTCTACAATATTTTCTTCTGTTTGCTCAACTGAATTGAGCGCTCTAATCTCCAACTTGTTCTCCATTGTCTACCACTCCATTTTCTTTATTATTTTCTACACTTCCTAAAAGCATCTCGCCATCTTCTCTCTTTCCTAAACCTAGATAGTCACGAGCGTCATTTACAGTAAGTGCTTTACTGAACTCACTTTTGACTTTACCCTCAGCAATACGTTTCATTCTATCCTCATACGCATCTTGCGTTAGTTTTTGTAAGTCTAGTTCTAGGTCTGCATCTAGTTTTAGATTAATCTCATCACAGATACTAGCCTCATACATTGCGATTGTACTTGCGATATAGATATCATTCTGTCCTGCATCTGATGAGTTTACTAGTTCTTGTCCAAATCTATTCACTGGAATACCCAATACTTTTGCAATCTGTTGGGTACTAAACTTATTCGCTTGGATTAGTTTCAGTACTTCTGTGTTGATTGGGTTCTGCGTATACTCTTGTGTATCATCTAAAACAATTGTGCCACCACTATTATTTGCAATTTCAAAATCATCACGTATTTTCTTTTTAGCTGAATTGTTAACTGCACCATCTTTAAGTTTTAAAATACCGCCTGAGAATACGCCACGTGAGAAAAAGTTATTCAGTACGTGTAAACCATTCGTTTGTAAGGCTACTTCTTCCTGTAGTGCTAATAGTGGACTGCGTCCGATCCATCCATCAAGACTGGCTAGTCTAAAATGTAAAATATCCTCTGGGTTAGCCTTGTACATAATTGATCCATAAGGCATGGTAACATCATAAGTATATTGTCCGTTAGTTACATCTTGGACAATATTCACGTATTGCGATGGAACAAATTCTAATTCTGTGATTTCTTCACCCTTTTTATGAATTAGCACAAAGGCATTACCTGTTAAGATTAAATTTGTAATCACGCCGTACATCATCATATAATGTGATTGATTCTTTTTTGGTTCTCTGTTTAGTAAATCTAATACTTTATCGTTTGTGTACTTACCATATTTAGACTTGAATGGACTTTGTGCAATATCCCCTGCGATGATGTTAATACCTGTGAAGATATCTGAGTTGCGTAGCGCCCGTTCACCTGTGAAGTCTGTTGAATAGATTTGAGTACCATTGATGTAGTTAATGATTTGTTGTTCAGTCATTGAACTACTGCCCCGTACAAATACTCCCATTATTTACCACCTTCCTTACTTCCCTCAATGTATAAAATCACTGTAGGTACAAAAAATAAGATACCTAACGTAATAAAACCAGTGGGAATACTAGTTAAAAACATACCAATACTGAATAAAATTCCACCTAAAACGTACAAAATAGCGATGATGTTTGCTATTTTCTCCATTATTTCACACTCCTTTACCTATTGTATATCTATATTTTAACACATGGAACGCCAAAAAAGGCGCTCTATGAGGCACCTTTTCCTTATATTCCGAACCCAAATTCGTCATTATCAATTAAATCTTGCAAACTTGGAGCGTCAAAATCATGGTATTGTGCATCAGACATGGCGTTTATGATGGCGTCAAGAGGGTCAATTTTATTGCGGTTCATGCTTTTGTCTATGGCTACACTATCATTTACCTCTTTTAATAGTGCATTATGGACTGCACGTGTTAGTAATGGGTTATTTTGATGAATAACCTCCTCACGTCTAATCATTTCCCTTAGTGTTCTTGTTGGACTTGATAAATAGTTTAATCGTTGTGGTACTTCAATCAACTTATTATAGAAAGTCCTATTGAGATTAATCAATGAATTGTTCATCATGAATGGATCATAATATATACCCATCAATTCAAAATCGTTACTATATATAAAATCTCTAATCCAATCACACATCTCATCAGTATCAATATACCCATCTTCACGTGTGGAAATATTAAGTAGTCCTTGTGTTTCATATTGTCTATATGGTATTTTGTCAATAGACTGCTTATGGTCTATTCCACCAACTGAACTAACAAAACCATGTGTACCCATTAGTAGCTTTTTTTCCTCTTCAATAGGTATTAACCAACTGACTGCGGTCATATCATCCGTTCTAGCTAAGTCAAGTCCAATATAAATCCTACGTCCTTTTAAGTCGTATTCCGTTTTTGTACTAACGGCATCCCACTCTTCTTTAGTTACAAAGCTATCCTTTGATGATTGTACCCAGAAGTTCATTTCTTTTGTTAACCAACCTGATAAATCTGACTTACCTCTATACTCATCTAGTGAGTTTCGTTTGTGATCCATCATTGAGTCGTACGCCTCTGGTAGTTCAAACAATGGGTTTGCCTTAATCCAATTAGACTCATCATCAACTTCCGCCAATGAGTCCATTTCCCAACACAATGCAAGATATGCCTCACCCTTAACTTCTTCATTTAGAAGTTTATCAACGAATGGGTATTCGATTGAGTGCATAGGACCATTTAGGTTTTTTGTTGCGGTTGATATTAGTAAGATTAATCCTTCTAATTGTTGGGATTGTGATGATTCTAATACCTCAATAATGTCCGTATTCTTTGCCTCACCATATTCATCTAATATGCCACATAGTACATCTAATCCATCAAGCGTATCCGCATCGCTTGACAGTGGTTTTACTGTTGATTCGTCACTTGCTTCAATGTCGTATCTACGTACCGTAGTTCTTTTCTTAACTTCTTTTGAAACACTACGTAGTGCTGTCAATTGTGATTTCAACATTCGGAAAACGATACCTGCTTGGTCTTTTGTGTTTGCGGCTGCTACTACTTGACGACTTGCCACTGGGTTTTTACCAAATAGAAACTCATATAAAGCAATACCTGCTACAATCAATGACTTACCATTTTTACGTGATAATGAAATATAGGCTTTTCTAAAACGTCTTGTGTTGTCTTTCTTTTTACGCCATCCATAGAGTAAACCAATGATAAACTTTTGGAATGTTGCCAGCTTCATAGGTTTTCTACTCTTTGGGTCTGGTAGCATTTCCATAAATCTAACGACTGGAAGTGCTTCTTCTGGTCTATAAATATAAGGATAACTTGATGATTTAGATAGTTCTACTTCTTTTTGGTGGCGTTCAATTGCCTTTTTAATTTTGTTACCTACCTTGATTTTAACCTTAACAGTCTTATATTTACCATCTTCAACAATGTATTTTCTACCTTCTACATATCCTTTTTCAATTAAATCTATATAATCTTGCACATAATCTATCATATGTATCCTCCTTCTATACTATTCACTTACATTATAGCATAAAAAAGAACCTCCTAGACTGGAAGTTCTTTCTTGAATAATTCTAAATCTTTATATAGGTAATCAAAACTTTCGTCAATTTCTGTTAGTATATAATGATCTTTTGGTAATCCTCTAGTAAGTCTTAATACAATTACTTTGTTAGTATCAACGTATCTTTTTAGATTATCACATTCTTGTTTGTGTTCTAATAGTTCTGCTAATTCATAGAATTTGTCAGTTACTTCCTCTAGTTTTGTTTCAATGCTTTCAAGTGTTTCGTTTAATGTTTTCATTTTTGTTTTCCTCCTCTTAACTTATGAATTAAGTATATCATGGTAAATAGTATATTTCAACTACAATCATTAAATATTATAAGATTCTAATAAAAAAATCTCACTAGTTAGCTAGACTAGTGAGATACCTTACTGAGTCCTAAGTGGACTGGTTAGGCGTTTAGCGGTCGTTTACGTGCGCCGATCGCGCCACATATCGTTATTTAACGTGGTGCTAAGCCACAAGTGACGGTTCAGTTTCCAACCGCAACCCTTTTTAACGTGGAGTGTGGTGAACCACCATACCCTATTTACAGTGGAGTTTGGTTAACCACCTTGTTACCGTCCAACACCCGAAGTATGGTAAGAGTATTTACCTCACGTGAGCTAAGGTTTCCAACTCTCACTTGGTTGTTACTCTCTAAGAGTACTGACTAGTGTCATCGCACAAAGTCGCAGCCAACGTTTATACTTAGTGTACCTGAGGTGTAGTACTTGCTAAGTAACCAAATATGTACACCACACAACTTCCGATTGTGTGGTATTTGTGTTACCTCGTAATCAATATAGATAACTCCTACATTATCTATATTCTGGTGTCTCCGCTGTTGTTCGATTTATATATTTATTATACCACAAAATTTTCGTTTTGTGTAGGTTATCCCTCAAACATTTTTGCGAATGGGTCAATTACTTCTTTTTCTTTTTCCGCAGGTAGGATAATCTTCATGCGTGAGTTGATTGTTAACCCAAGGTCGTTGGTTGCCGTTTTAAGCTCTTTTGAATAAGAGTTCATGGCATTTACCCAAGGATTGGCTTTTCCTGTCTCTGGATCAATAGCGCCCATTTGAGCCACCTTCTCAACAGCTTCTGCGTATAGATAGTTGTAGTTACAATATCTAACTACTGTATTAACATCTAATTCACTAATTGGTAAGTCACCAATATATTGACCTAATCTATCCCACTCATTAAATGCTTGCTTCAACAATCCTTCTGGATAATATGAAAAATCTAACTTTTCGTAATTGTAAAGTACTTTCTCTTCTTGTTCACGCTCTTCTTTTTGTTGAGTGGTCAAGTTACCACTCTGAGCGTTTAATAATTTTCGTGGTCTTGCCATCTATTTCACTCCTTACTTATCTTTCAAAGTACCTAAGAAATAAGCCAGTACTTCTTCTGGTGTGTCAAAGCTTCCTTTTGCATAGCTAATTGTTTTTAATATTTCTTCTTTAGTCATCTTGTATTCCTCCTCATTGTGTAATAATTCAAATTTTAAGAAAAAACCTGTTCCTTGCATGTAGTAATTAATCATTTTTTCACTCATCATTACACCTCTATCATCTCTGATAGCAGGTTCTCCGTTTGCGTTTTTAGCTACAGTGTATCCTTTACCTAGTGTAAATAAATCATCTACATTAGTATTACCTAAACATACATATTTTTTACCTAACTCTAATTTAATTGGCTTCATTTTATTTATCCTCCTTTGGGATTTCCATAATTTCATAGTGACGATTACGTCCACCTAGTTTAGTTTTAATATCTTTGAAATATCCTCGTTTCTTTCCGTAAAACTCATCAGCTTGAAACTGACTTCTAAATTTGCGTGACTGCCCTGTGGCTAAATCTTTTACGATTACTGGTTTTGGTGCTGGCATAAAACTTACCTCCCTTACTTTTTATTAGATAAATATCTTACTAGCATGCCTATGGCGATACCTAGAATAATGTTAGGTAGAACTCGTAGTAATGTATCTAGTATTTGATTATACATAATTTACCTCCTTTACTTTTATATTCTACTTAAAGACAAACTCCCTTATAGTTTTTATTATATCATGTTTAGGGTTGTTTGTATTGAGAAACCAGGGGTTAATCGTGTTTGATGAGGGATAAAACGTTAAAGGGAAATAACATAATGTAGGACTTATTTTGTCCCACAAGCCTTTCCCACCCAAACGCCCAAATACTTGTGGCTCAAATGGTTGTTCTACGTTAGAGGTTCTACATTGGTTGTAAGAAACCACGTTTTCATAACGTTTATGAGGGGAAAAGGACGTTTTTCAACTTTCATTTTTAGAAATTCATGCGTAAATAAG